CCCGGAGGCTTTGGGGGTCAGGCTGGGTACGGCTCCCGCAGTGCACGGGGAGGTCATGCGAGCCCGCCTGCAGCCGCTCGGCGGGCACGGGCCTGCCGGTCTCGCATCCGGGTGCTGCTCCAGATCCAGGTCTGGTACGAACGCGGCGAGCGGCACGGGCCGTTGTGGTCTTCAGGGCGGGCGCACATCGGATCCTCGAACACCGGGGGCCATCCCGCGGGCTCGTAACGCCTCATCGGCTTGGCGCAGCGCGGTTTCATGCGGACACCTTCAGTTCCACCTCAAGGCCGGTCATCTGCCCGGCGGACAGTCCGCATGGCATCCACGGGCGCGGCACGAGTACGTGGTGGTCGATGACGCGTTCGCGTGCGGCCAGGAACGCGGAGGGCTCGCACTGCGGATTGCCGCAGGTCCAGATGTGGCCGTCGCCACCGTGGGCGTAATACGGGTCCATGGCTTCGGCCAGGTATTCGGCACGCGGGTACTTGTAGTTGATGGAGAACTGCTTCAGTGCCGGGTGACCGCACGCGCAAAGATCGTCTTCCGGGTTCACGCCGCACTCCCCAGCCCCTCGGGGAGTCCGTCGCAGCCGTTAGCGCAGATGTGGATCTCCGGGTTCCGGCTGTCGTTCCACACGTAGCAGCCATTAACGCCGCAGGTCCCGCAGGCGTGACAGGGTCCGCGATGGAACCACCCGTTCTCGGTGCCCGCACCGGGCAGCCAGTTCAGGTGCGCGATGTCCCCGGCAGTCCAGCCGGCGGCGCGGGCGCTCCACCAGCACGACCATTCGTTCCCGCAGGCGCACCGGTACTCGCCGCGCAAGTTGTCGCCGAGCAGGGTCGCCCGGTACGGGTAGACGACCGGGGCGGTCGCCGGGTCGTGCTTCCGGCAGCAGTCGCCGAGTGATGACTTCTCGTTCATGCCTGCGCTCCGAGTGCAGATGAGGGGGTCCAGTTGTCCGGGTCGCTGTCCTCGGGCGCCATCGAGACGATGCGCCCGTACCAGCCCTGGAAGCACAAGGTCATCGTGCACAGCGGACCCTGGCGGTTCTTGCGGATGAGCAGGTCGATCTCCCCGGCTCTCGGGGATTCAGGCTCGTAGGCGTCCTCGCGGTGCAGCAGGATCACGATGTCGGCGGACTGCTCGATCTCCCCGGATTCCCGCAGGTCGGCGAGTGCCGGGAGTTTGTCGGCACGCGTCTCCACCAGCCGGTTGAGCTGGCACAGCAGGATCACGGGGATGCCGAACTCGCGGGCGAGCGCGTTCTTGCACTGGCGGGCCAGGTCCGCGACGGCCTGCTGCCGGGACTCCGCTTTCGGTGCGGCCATGAACCCGAGGTAGTCGATGACCAGCAGCCGCGCGGGGTTGCCGGCACGGGCCATCGCGTGGAGACGGCCGCGGATGTGGGCGACCGATGCGGACGGGGTGTCGTCCACGTGCAGCGCTGTCGCGGTCAGCCGGTCCCGTGCGCGGCGGATCCGCTCCCAGTCGCCGTCCGTGGCCTGATGGCGGACGATGTTCGTCAGTGGCACCTTGGCGACGGCGGCGACGCGGCGCTGCGTCAGCTGTTCCTCGGTCATCTCCAGGCTGGCGAACAGGACCGGCAGGCCGAGGCGGGTTCCGACGTTGTCGGCGATGCACAGCCCGATGAGGCTCTTGCCCTGTCCGGGCCTGCCGGCGATCACGACGAGATCCGGGGCGCGCAGGCCGCCGATCGCCTCATCGAGATCCGCGTAGCCGGTGGGCAGGCCGGGGCTGACGGCGTCGTCCAGCCCGGCGAGCAGTTCGTAGACGGCCTCGGAGTTGGACCGGAGCGCGGGCGGCCCGGCGAGCGCGGTGGCGTCCTCGATGCGCTTGCGGATCTCGTCCGGGTGGGTGTCCGGGTCGTACCCGTCAGCGAGGGCGATGGCCGCGCATGCCCGCAGTGCCGCCTGGATGCCCCGCTTGCGCGCGGCGGCGAGGACTTTCGGGGCGTGGTAGCCGACCGGCCCGGCATGCTGGGCGAGCGAGTGCAGGTAGACGCCCCCGGTGCCCATGTCGTGGTCGCCGACCCTGGCGAGCATCCCCTCGCCGGCGAGGTCGGACATGACCGTGGTGAGCCCTACCGGCTGCCCGGCATCGGCCAGGCGCTGGACGGCCTCGAAGACGACACGGTGGACGTTCGTGCCGAAATGGTCCGGCCGCAGGACCGCAAGCGCATCGGCGGCGGCGTTGCTGCCCTGGATGGCCGACCCGAGGACGGCCCGCTCGTCGGCAGCCGGCGACTGATCCGGGAGGGCCGGGTCGTAGTCGCCCGCCGCATCGAACATGGCCGCGACCTCGGCGGCGGTCGGCGGCTGGAATCCGTCGCTCACGGTGCCTCCAGTTCGCGGCGCACGGTGCGGGCGATGGCCTGCATCGCGGCGGCGGGGTCGCGGCCGTCCGCAGCAGCGATGTTCGCGGCACGGACGGCGGCGCAGTACGCGGCCGGGTCGTCCAGCAGTTCAGGCGGCGGTGGCGGGATGTCGGCGTCCTGGACCCGCTGGAAGCGGACACGCTTGACCTCGGCGCGGATATCGGACGCGGCGATGAATGCCTGCCGGCCCGCTACCCCGGCGACGGCCGTCTTGCAGTCGCTCAGGCTCAGGTCGCCGAGCGCGTCGAACCACGCGTCGGGGGTGTACTCGCCGATGCTCTGGTGCGGGAAGCTGTCGCGGACGTACTCCGTCAGCAGGACGGCTTCTTCGGGCGTCATGTCGTCTCCTGCCGGGCCCGGGCCCGGGCACGGGCCATGGCGCGGGCCGCTTGCGCCTGGCGCTCCTGTTCGCGGCGGCTGGCCGGCCCGGCGCGTCCTCTCGCCGGAGCGTTCACGGCGGCGTTCACGAAGCTGTCGAGCGTGGACGAGTGCTGGCCTGAGGCCTGCCAGTCGGCGAGGCCCTGCCGGATGAACCGGTCCGGTATGCCCTGCGCGAGAAGTTCGCCGATCTGCCTGGCGAGGTGACCCTTGGTGCGGGCGGTCAGCTCGCCGCCATTGGAGCGCACCCAGTCGATGAAGTTCCCGAGGATCGTCTGCGCGGTGGGCGCGTCGGCGTCCGCCAAAAGGTCTTCTGAGGGTTGCTCTACTGAGGAGACTATGAGGGGTAGCGAGCCTGTTTCCGCAGGCTGCGGGTTCGAGCCCGAACCCTTTATGCCTGATTCCGAACCCTTTCTCTCCGATTCCGAACCCTTTTGATCCCTAATGGGTTCGGACTGGGCGAACTCTTCCGGGGGGTCGGATGGGTTCGGACTAGGCGAACCCTCAACGTCGAGTGAAGGGTTCGGACTAGGCGAACCCATTGCCGGGCCCCCGAGGGGCAGCATGGCGAACTTCGCAGGACCGCTGCGATTGCCACCGCCGAGGCGCTTCAGGACGCCCTCGGTGACAAGCTCGGTGGCCACGTTCGACACCCGGGCGGCCGAGCGGCCGGTGCGGCGTGCGAGGACTTCGCGCGTCGGCCACCCGGCCCGCGTCCCGTCGTTCGCCTTCTCCGCCCACGCGAGCAGCCACAGCTTGCGGGCGTCGGGACCGTGGTAGTGGTCCAGCACCTCGATTACGAGCCTGATGCCCATAACCGCGCCCGCCGGGTGCCGCTCATGACCACGCAAGGCCGCCTTCCGGTTCATGTTTTCGATGTACTCCAGTCCCTGCGGGGGTGATGCGATGACGACTCTAGTTGCAATCCGGATCGCAATGCAAGATCCAATCAGAAATCGCAACCAGAGTCGCGACGTGCTAACCTATGTCGGTCGCAACCTTGCATTGCAACTGGCAATGCGTTGACAATGAGGGCGTGGATGAGAAGGTGACTCAGGAACTGGCCGAGCTGGAGGCCATCGCGCTGCGCATCGTGCGCCGCAACGCCGCGAACAAGACAGACGAGAACGAGATCCGAGAACGGCTGCCCGCCCTGCGCAAGGCAGGCGTCGGCCCGGCCGCGCTCGAGCGCACCATCCACCATGTCTTCGTTGCCGGAACCATCAGCCGCTGGACCGTCGATGCGGCGGGCACGGGCAAGAAGAAGCGCGAACCCGCCGGGCCCTGAGACACGCCAGAACCGCCCGGGGACTGAACCCCGGACGGCTAGCGGCAGGCAGGCTAGGACCATCGCGCCTCTGTCCTCGCTGCGCTCTTAGCCCTCACGAGGTCTCCCCGCACGCGATCCTGTGACCGGGAGCAGTAAGCAGGTAGCCGCATACCTCGCAGCGGTCACAGGGAGGGTCCGGGACCACGTCGGGCGGAGGTGAGTTCTCGGCGGCGAAGCGGGGCTCGTAGTTCGCCAGCGCTGTGGTGAGCGTGACCCCGGCCGCCGCGGCTGCTTCCCCGGCCTCCGCGCCGCCGAGCCGTGCCTCTGCGTACAGGGCGCGTTTCCTCGCCATCTCCGCCGCCGCCGCTGCCTTGCCCGCCTCGCCCGACCTGACGCGGTGCGCCCTGCCGACATGCTGCGCGTAGATGTCGTAGCCCGTGCCCCGGTACACGTAGTCCACGCGCGGCGGCATCCCGTTGGGCCGGGTGACGCCCCGGCCCCGGATGGCGGCGGTCCTGATCTCGGTCACGTCGCACCCGCCATCTCGGCCACGGTCAGGCGCGGCAGGTTCCAGCAGTTACCCCACCGGTCCCGGTCCGCGGGCACCAGGACCGCATCCTCATCCTGCGGGGGCAGTCCGGGGCACGGCGAGAGGTCGGTATGGACCCACGCGCAGGGGGTTCCGTCCTGGTGCGGCCACAGCTGGACGAAAACCCGGCGGCGATGAGGGAGGCAGCTGGCGGTGGTGCAGTAGCTCCCGCGCGGTTCCGTGGCGGTCATGCGGCCTCCGTAGCGGCCAGGTGCCCGAGCAGCTGCGCGCCGAGGAACTCCGTGAAGTACGGCGGGATGGCCTCGCAGAGTTCGTCACGGGTCGTCCAGTCGATGTCCATCACGCTCCTGGCGAGGGCGATCGGCGCACAGTTCCCGGCTACGGAGATGACAGTGCCGGGCTTCCAGTGCCCCGCTTTGCTCGCCGGCTTGTCGTGGCGGGGATGTGCCGGGGGCGCGGCTAGCGGGAAGCTGGCCTCGAAGTACCTGTGCCGGTACAGTTCGCGGCCGAACATCGTGCTGCACAGCATCACGCCGTGCGCGCCGAACAGGTCGTTCTGCCCCGGAAGCCCGGCCCCTTCGACGTTCTCGATGATCCAGGGACCGCCCCACGCGGCATACAGGTCGCGTACGGCCTCGATGAGCTTCGGGTACTCCGCGGCAAGGCCGGGGCGGCACCGGGTCATCTTCGAGTAGCCCTGGCACGGCGGGCTCCCGGCGGCCGCGTCGAACTGCGCCATGAACTCCGGGTCGGCCAGCAGCCCGAACGCGTCGCCCTTGATGAACCGGTACGGGTAGTTGGGTTGATCGGACATGTCGATGCCGACGACATCGAAGCCGGCGCGGAAGTAGCCCGCGGATGCACCGCCTGCCCCGCAGAACGGATCGACAAGCCTCGGCCGGCTCACCCCGCCTCACCCGCCTTCACCATCTGCGCCCACACGGGCTCGTACTTCTTCGCCGCGGTCTCCGGCTTGACCCCGGCCTCGGCCGCTGCCTCGTCCGTGCTCATACCGAGCTCCCTTGCCGTGATGTACCGGTCCAGCCGTTCCTGCCGCGCCGCCGCGATCCGTTCTGACGCTGCCGCGGACATGTCCCGCATCTGCTGCTGCACCCTCGGGCTGAGCACGACGGCGGCCTGCTCCGGGACGCGGACCAGCGCCCGGTTCTTGCCGTCGAGGTACGTGACGCACGACTCGCACAGCCCTCCCGGTCCTGCCGGGACGCTGACGCCGTTGTTGAGGTGGCGGGAGCACATGCGGGTCACGCGGCATCACCGCAGAACCAGCAGGCGGGAAGGCCGTACCAGCTGGCCGTCTCGTGACCGTCCGAGCAGGCCCGGAACGTCCTGAGCGGGTGGACAGGCTCATCGAGGACAGGAGGGGCGGGCCTGCTGGCAGCCGCTACCCGCGCGTGCCATTCCGCGTCAGACCAGACCGGCGGCACCTTGGGCAGCGGGGCCAGGACCGGGGCGCCGTCGCGGCGTTTACGGGCGAAGAGGCTCACGCGACCGCCTCGCCTATCCCGGTCATGTGGGCTAGCCAGCAGGCGTAAGCCTCGCCCGGCCCCCACTTCGTCTTCGCCGCGATCGCGCGGTGGCCGGAGTCCCTGCCCGCACCCATGCGCCGGCAGTTGCAGGAGACTGCGAGCGTCTGGCCGGGGCGCTGGAGCACGATGACGATCTGGTGCGGGAGGTCCGGGTCCTCCAGCACGTAGCGGGGCGCGGTCATGTGTCACCGCCTTGCCGCTCGGGTGGCATCGTGACGTTCTGTCCAGGCCCGTACCGGGTCCTGCCCGCAGCACGGCCGCGCCGTCCCCGGTCGCCTCGCTGCGAGGCTCTGAGGTCCGCCCGCGCCTCACGCATGCGCTGAAGGAACGCCTCGCCGCGCAGTCCCGGCGTGGATCCAGCGGGAAGCGCAGCGGTATCGCGTGCGCTCCCCGCCGGGTCTAGGGCTGGCCTGCCTGCCGCTGGGGGTGCGGGGGATTCAGGCAGGCCAGCGTCGCCGGATCCGCTTGGGGGGTTAGCGGTATCCGGCTGCGAGGGAGATCCATGGCTCTCCGTCTCGCGTTCTGGGACCGCCCCGCCCCTGGGTGCGTTGGGACGCGGGGAGCGGGACGGGGCGGTCGTCTTGGGGGCGGGGGTCATGATGCAACTCCGGCTTGCAGCGCTTGCGCCGCGATCGGCAGCGAGAAGGGAGCGCCGTCCCACATCGGGGACCGCTCGGCGGGCTTGACTCCGCTCGCCTTGATCGCGGCGGCGGCATGCGCCAGTGCCTCGGCTGGATCCATCCGGCGCCGTTCCGCCGTGGCGCCCGGTTCGGACAGCAGCTGGATTTTCAGCGGCAGCCGGGTCAGCATCGCCCCGTTGATCAGCGTCCGCTTATGCTCATGCCCCTCATCGGCGCACCTCGTCGTGATGACGTGGGCGGTGAGAATGTAGTCCGGGGGGCTGATCCAGCACGCGTACCACGGAAGATTCGGCTGGCCGCCCATGTCCGCAGAGTGCTCCGGGTCGGTCGTGGTCCACCCCTTGCACGCGCACGACGGGTCAGGGCATTTCTCCCCCCGGCGCCCTTCGATGAGCCTGCGGCGTTCCGGGTAGGTGTCGGATTTACCCGACACGAACGGGCATGCCTGCGACGCGTACACGGCGCACGGCGGGCACGTAGGGGGCTCGTCGAAGCGGAGGGTGAGCACCTGCCGGGGGCCGCAGACCAGCACCGGGCGGGGGGTGGCCGGACCGCCGCAGGACTGGCACAGGCACTGCTTCCACGCCCGCTCGTACTTGGCTGTATGCGGGGAGCGGAAGTCCACGCCGCCGCCTGCCAGCTCGGCGTTCACCCACGGGAGCGCGATGCCTCCGGCTACGGGCCGGTGCGCGAGGCTGGCCGGGATCGGAGGCCGGCTGTACTCCCGCTCTGCGGGTTCACTGGCGGCCATTACGCCGCTCCTCTCGTCGCTGCGTCTTGTCCTTGCCTGCCGCGATCCGCCCGCACCGGGCACACAGCACCCTCCCCTTTGCCTCGGCGGCCTCACCGGCTGACCTCATGCCGAGCCACACGCACCCGTAGTCCGGTACCGTCCCGCACAGTGCGGGAGTAGTTGCCTGCCACGGTCCCGGCTCCTGTCCCGGCGCAAGGAGGTGAGCTTCGCTAGCGGCGTCCGCGTAGACGCGGGTACATGAGGCGGTGTAGGGCCGTCCCGGTGCCCCCGGCCGCCGCACCAGCAGGAGCAGGATGGCGGCGATGATCAGGATCGCGGCGATGACGATGACGGGGAGGGATGCGCTCACGGAGCCTCCTCGCCGAGGTAGGCGCGGCACATCCTGAGCAACTTGCCGTCAATGTCGGCACCTAGTGCGCCGGGCTCCACATCGTGAAGCCACGCGAGTTTCATGAGCAGCTCGGCGAGGTAGTACGCGGTGGACAGGTCAAACGGCGCTGCCATCTCCCCGGCTGATCCGCCGAGGCCGTTCTTCACTCCGGCGCGGTACCGCTCGTCAACGTCACCGTTAATTCGCGTCCAGTAGGGGGGGTACGGCGCCCCGGCCTCCGCGCCCATCTCGGCCGCCATCAAGTCGGCCCGTTCCCGCATCAGTTTCGCGGCCTCGCGCATCGTCCCAGCTGGTGTCTTGGCGCTCACGCCGTCACCGCCGATACGGCCGGCGGAAACTCGCGGATCCGGAACTCTTCCGGCCACAGCGACCAGTCCGCGCCGTGGCTCTGGCCGCCGTGCTCACGCGCCCAGCAGGTCCCGAGCTGCTTGACGAAGACCGCCGCCCCGGCTTCCCGTCCCTGGGCGATGAGGTTCCGGACCCAGCCGAGGTCAAGCGGCCGGGCATGACTCCCTGACTCGCCGCCGATAATCACCCAGCCGATTCCGGTCAGGTCCAGGGATGGCAGCGGGCCAAGCAGGGGCTCCAGCGAGAGGAACCGGACGGCGGCTGGCGTCTTGCGCAATTCGTCAGCGCGGCGGGAGTACTCGTCTAGTTCGATCGACGTACCGATGTGCACGTTGGGCAGCGGCCACCGCTCCCAGCCCACGATGATCTCGCCAGGGTGGTCGGAGCAGGTCTCGTCCGGCCCGTACGGCGTTCCGGGGTAGCCAACGTGGAGTCCGTGCTGCCGGCAGCGATTCACCCACGCTGCGATGCGGTCCGGCCGCTTGGAGAGAATCTGGTAAGTGTGCTGCGATGTGCGAGCCATCACCGACCAGACGCGAGCAGTGAATTCGGCGGGGACGCGGGCGTGCCCGAGATCGCTCATTGAATTCACGAAGTACGTCTCGGGCTTCCATCTGCGAAGCGGGATATTCAGCGCGTCCGGGTGGACGGTAAGGCCGAAACCTGGCCCCGACGTGCGAGGATCACCGTCGTTCTGGTATTTCGCCTGCCCCATCGCCTTGAGGCGTTTGGCCATTCCGAGGGCATAGCAGTTATCGCAGCCAGGCGAAATGCGGTCGCACCCCGTAGATGGGTTCCAAACCGCCCCGGCCCATTCTATTGCGGTCTTAGCCATTACGCCGCGCTCCCGATCTTCGGTACAGAGCCGGACGGGTCCGCAGGCTTGTCGCTTCCCCGCCTCGCCGCTATGGCCTTATCGACCTGCTTCTCTGTCGGCACCGGAGGGGTCCGGACCTGCAATCCCCCGCCGATCTTCAGCAGGTGCCAGAAGCAGACGATGGCGACGATGGCAACCGCGCCGATGACGATGAGGGCAATGTCCGCTGTGCTCATGAGCCCTCCAGAGGTGTCAGCAGGCACGCGGCGGTAACACCGAGAGCGGTCGCGTACCGGTCCACGGTGTCCAGTCCCGGATCTGACCGGTCCCGTTCCTTGCGCAGGCGCCGGATGTTGCCGGCGAAGACTTCACGGCTGCTCATCGCTGGCCCCCGAGCATCGCGTCAAGCTCGCGCTGCACGGCGTCAGACCAGCCGGGCACTTCCTGGACGGTCACGCGGAACCGCTGGCCGGTCGTCGGTGTCGTCATCTCGAAGCCGCTCCCGTGAAGGGCTCGGGTATCTCGCTCATCGCTGCCTCTCTTCAGTCCGGCAGTACCTCGCGAACGACCGCTCTGTCCGGTACCACCGGGTGATCTGCAGCCCGAAAGCCAGGGCTACAAGCGCAGCGGAGGGAACGGCGGCAAGGATCGTGGTCACGCCGCACCGCCCCTCTTGCGGAGCGTCCAGAGCCGCGCGGTAGCGGACAGGAACGCCCGCCAGTACCGCCAGACAGCGGTGATCATGCGGCACCTGCCTGACGCTCGGCGCGTTCGACGATCACCCGGAAGCGAGCGATAGCCCGGTCCGGGTCCGTCTCGCCGAACAGCGTGGAGCCGACGCCCGGCGCCCCGTAGTGCTCGTCAGTGGTGAGGCGGAGCAGGTACGCGGCCTCGCTGCCGACAAGCGCCGGGGGTACCGCCGTGCCGTCCGGCCGGGTGAACTCGTTCGGCCCGAGCAGCCCGTAGCCGGACAGCAGCAAGGTCCAGCCGCCGAGGCATGCCGCCGTCCCGCAGTCCGGCGCAGCGGGCTCACCCCAGATCAGCATGTTGAGCTGGTCCCGGTGCCCGGTTACGTGGTCAAGCACCTGCCTGCCGAGTTCCGCCTTCATGCCGCACCGCCCCAACTGTGAACTAGAATCCCCAGGTCATAGGCCCAGCCGAGTTCGCTTTCCGGCGTGAACGTGACCTCGTCATGGCAGGGCCGGCACAGCGGCACCTGGTTCTCCGGGTCCGTGATGCTGCCGCCCCGCCCTCGGGTCAGCGGCTCATGCAGGTCATCGGCCATGCGGGGGCAGACCGGCCGGGCGCAGTGCGGGCGCTCCGGGTAGAGCGCCGCGACCATCTGCCGTCGCTGCCGGTTCTCCCGTGCCCGCTTCGCGGACATCTGCCGCAGCGGCACCCGCCTCACGGGCGGCTTCCCCGGCTCCAGCGGCGCACCTCGCCGCAGCGGTGACCGCTTCACGCCGTCACCTCCGTGCTCTCATCCGCAGCCCTGACGGCGTGGCGCAGCCCGCACACCGGGCACAGGGGGCGGGGGCCCTCGGCCCGGACCAGTCGCAGGACGGGGGCCGGGTACTGGAGGGGGGTCATGACGGCCTCCCCGTCACCGCGTCGTAGATCGCGCGGGCCCACCTGGCGTCACCGAGGGCCGTGTGCTTGTCCTCGTCGCTGATAGCGAGACCCAGTGCGGTCGTCAGGTCGTCCGAATCCCACGGCAGCGACACACCCCACGGCCCGGGGCTGTCCCAGCGGACAAGGCCGGGGGCCTGCTCGCCGTCGTTCTCCAGCGGGTAGCCGTCAACGATCTCGTTCTGGCGGGAGCGCCGGCCGTTCATCCAGCCGACCGCGAGCGCCTCGCAGTCGATCAGGTGGTAGTGCCAGGACGGGCAGATGCCGTTCGCACGCATCCGGGTGCCCAGCACGTCGGCGTCAAAGCTGACAACCGCACCGACCAGATGGGCATCACGGGTGAGCTTCTCGACTTCGCCGAGCACGTACGCCTCGGGGTGAGAGTCTTCTCCGTCCCAGTCTGCCCCCCGGTAGTCGGGGTGGCGGTCGTAGAACCGTCCGATCCGCAGTGATGCCGGGTCGGCGTTGCCGAGGTCCAGATCCTCGGAGCGGATGAACCAGCGGTGCTCCATATCGACGTTGCCCGGCCGGCGGACGATCAGGCCGACTTCCCACGCACGCCGGTCAGGGCGGAGGCTGGTGGTCTCGGTGTCGATAAAGACGATGCGGCTCATGACCCGTACCCCTCGATCGCGTTGCGCTCGGCGCGCTGGGTGGCCCCGATGCTGCGGCAGGTATCCCAGTCGTCTTTCAGCAACTTCAGCGCTTCACGGGCGGCTTCAAGCTCCGCCTTCATCGCCTCGACCGTGAACACGGATGAGGCGGCGGCGAGGCGCGATTCCTGGTCCCGCTGCTGCTGGGGTCCTCCGGCGGCAAGGAACGTCTCGGCGCGGATGATCGCGGCAGTCTTCGACGCGTCCGCTACCTCGGTGGCGAGCTGGCGGATTTCCTCGATCTTGTCCCGCCGCAGCCGCTGGATAGCGACCATGACGCGGGCTATCTCGCGGGGTCCGAGTTCCTCGATCTGCGTTCCGCCGACGACCTCGCCGGCAAGTATCCGGTCAATGGTGACGGCCTCAAGGGTGGTCATCAGAACGGCACCTCATCCGAGCCGGGCGGGAACATGACGGCGTAGCGGACACGGTCGTAGTCGGCACTCCGTGCAGCGATGCCCTTGTAGAACGCGGCGCGCTGCCGCATGCACTCGGCGAAGCCGATCCGGGCAGCCCGTGCGATCGCGCACGCCTGGCACCGGCACTGGGCGAACTCATCGACGGCGGTCCATCCGGAGTCGCTTGGCGTGGTGATCGCGTAGGTCTGGTGACCTTCGATGGCGGCGAGGATGGCCTGTTCCGTACTGACCTCCAGCGCGTCGTTCGCCGTGAACCCGTATAGCGCGATACCGCACGTGCAGGTCATCCGCCGCGCCTTGTCGTCGTACTCCCGGCCGTCGCAGTGCGCGTGGTCCGGGGCAAAGACGGACCACACATAGTCGCGCAGCTCGCCGGGCTCACTCATCGCTGCCGCCGCCTGCCGGCGTGGTCAGGAACTCGGTGAGCTGCGCGCGGTCCTTGAAGCCGTCCAGCGTGTCGATGAGGAGCGTCGCCTCGTGCTCCGACAGGTTGGAGTGCGCCCGGCCCTCGTACGGCCCGGTGAGGTCGCGGCCGAGGATCTGCTCCGATGCGCCGAGGGCTAGCTGCGCCTCAGCGCGCTTGAAGCCGAGGCCCGATGCATAGCGGCTCTCGATCCTGCCGACCTGGTCTTTCCGCGCGCTGCCCGGCTCGCGGCTGAGGTCAGGGCCGGACGGGGCCGCGCGTGCCGGCGTCTCCGGCGCTTCGGCCTCTGCCGGGGTCGCCGCGGACTGCTGCGCTGCTGGCGTTTCGGCGGCCGGCTGCACGGGGGCGCCCCCGGTGATCTCGTCAATGGTGACGCGGGGCGGCGGGAACTCCTCATCCTTGGTGACCTCGCCGCGTAGCAGTGACTGGCGGATCACGCGGAGGTTGGCCACGTCGTGATCGGTCCACTTCTCCGTGGTGGCGCCGATCTTCGCCTCAAGCTGCGGGATGGTGATGCCGAGGTTGCCGAACACCTCGACGGCGTTCGCGACCCGCTGCGGCAGCGGAACCCCCCCGCCCTCGGCGATGGTCTTGGCGCAGATGTCCTTCGCTTCTTCCACGAACCACGTGGGGAGCGAGGCGAGGATTGCCTCGCGGACGCGCCGGGAGATCACGTTCGCGTTGTTCTCATAGATCTGCCGCAGGTCGGTCAGATCCCGGCCGCCCGTGTATCCCTTGTGCGGGTTGATGACCACCGAGGAGTTGCGGGTGTTCGTCTGCACGTCCCACGCGAACGCGAGCATCTCCGACTGGCCGTACTCATCGTCGCGCCGCAGCTCAACCGCGCCGTACTGGAAGTTGCCCCAGACACGGGCCAGCTCGCGGGCCAGGTGGACGGAAGGCCCGCTGACGATCTGGCCGCCTTGCGGGTAGCGGAAGAACGCCCGGTCGGCCAGCTCCTTGCGCCGGCATGAGTCGCGCATGTCAGCGATGGCCTGCGCCACGTTGCGCGGGAACTGGCGGGACACGATGATCGACGCCTGGACTTCGGCGATGGCGCGGGACTGCTCGACGGCAGTGCCCTGCCCGATCCTTGACGGGGTGATCATCTGCTGGACATCGGCGGTCATCGTGACTCCTCAAGCTTGCGGAACGCCCACGGGGGCAGGGAGATGTGCTCAATGCCCGCGCGGCGGCCCGCGCGGAGTGCCTCGGCCTCATAGCCGGGCCAGATGCCGGTCTGCACGCAGTCGCGGTAGACCTCGATGGCGAGCCGGTTCAGTTCCCGGCCGAGGCGGACCGCGTCAGCGTCAAGTTCCGCGATGGTAATGAGGTACGGCGGTTCCTTCTCCTGGAAGACGAACAGGAACGCGGGGTCCGCGGACAGCCCTAGCGCTCGTACGCCATCGCGGTACCAGGGGTCCTGCTGGTGATAGCCGTAGTTCGCGGCAGACTTGGCGATGGCCTCGGGGCTGGCCGACACGCACGTCTTGTAGTCGGCGACGATGAGCCGCCCTCGGGCGTTCGCGTCGGGCAGCCAGTCCAGGCGCGAACGGCGTATCACGCCGGTCTCCGGGTCCTGCCAGAACAGGGACTGCTCCGGCTTGCCGTTCTCGGGGTCGAACAGGGCCGAGGCGACCGGGTGCTTGCGCAGTGCTGCGGCCATCGCCTTGACGACTTCGTGCTCAGCGGCCAGCAGCGGCAGGTAGCCCTCGGCCCGTGCTGCGTCCCGCTCGTTCTTCGCTGCGTCCGTACGCCAGTTCGCGGCCTTGATGACGGTGATCTCCGCGCCCGCGCCCAGGACCAGTTTGTGCGCAGCGCTGCCGAGCTCGAAACTGTCCTTCGGCAGCGGAGGGTTGCCGGCCTCGTAGCGGAACCGGGCCGGGCAGGATGGCGGCAGGAGATTGCGGGCGCCGCTGGAGGACAGCGAACCTGCCGGCACCGGGTCGGAGTGGTAGACACCTTCCGGCATGCCGTCGTATATGCCGGCACCAGCGAACGCGGTCTCCGTGGCCAGCGCGGTCATGACTGCCCCTCGCTGCCGCTCACCGCGGCCACGGTGCCCCCATCGGCGCCGTAGATCTCGTAGTCCTCGCGGAAGGTCTGGCTGCCGACTTGCGCCTTCACGACTGCCTCGGCGAGCCTGTTCTGAAGCTCGGTGTACTCGGCGACGGAAACCTTGCCGTACCCCTCGGCGGTGCGCCGCGAGAGAGTGTCCACCGTGCCGTCAAGCGCCTTCTGGCAGCGCGGGCACTTGGCGTAGTTGTCCGCGCCCATCAGGCCGCGCTCTCTTCCGCCGCAGGCTCAGCGGTGACTTCGGCGGGCTCGTCCTCGGTGACCTCGAGCGGCACGGCGGCGGGCTCAGGCTCAGCGGCGATTACAGGGGCGGCCTCGGACTCAGCGATGGCGGCTACCGCCAGGTCGTACCGGTGCGCGGCCCAGGTCAGCTCGGCGGCCATCATCCGCAAGGCCAGGCTGTTGCCCGCGACGGCGAACGAGCCCTCCGGACCGGACCCGAGGTTGACTTCAGCAACCACGTCGGTGCCTGCCGGGAACAGCCCGGCGAACCTCGGCCCCCCGAACAGCTGCTCGTCACCGGACCTGGTGACCGCTGTCCCGTCCACGCTGAACTCCCGGTGGAATGCGACAGGGAAAGGCCCGGCGTCCACGGCGGGGGCGAACGGCCGTGGTGCTCCCAGCGCCGTCGTGTGCCCGTAGTCGGCCGCCGTGTTGGCTGCGGCTGCGGTGACCGGGGGCACGGGAGCGTCCCCGTCCGGTACTGGCGCAGCGGACATCAGGAGTGCGACTGCGGCGGCAACGGCGTCGTCCGCCGTAATCTGCTGGGCGGAGTCGGCTGCCCCGGTGAACGCGCCCGGCTCCCAGTTCACGCCCGAGGGCTGCGGCGAGACCACGGGGGCGGGGAGCGCGGCC